CAAGCCTTACAAGTAAAGTTAACGTTTCAGATGTTGTAAACAATTTAACTTCAACAGAAACGGCAAAACCATTATCAGCAGCACAAGGGAAGATTTTAAACGAAAAACAGCAAGGAATTACAACTTGGCAAGCACAATCCTATCTTATAAACACACAAGTAAATCATTTAGGTAAAGACTGGGTTTCAAACGCTGCAACTGTGGCAGGTGATGTTCCTGGAACTTCTGTTAAATGGGTGGAGAGGTTGAGTGGGTATTTAAAACCAACCGATGTTGTGTTAACGCCAGACAAGAACCTGTTTAATAAATCCACGATTGTTAATGGATTTTACAAAAATTTTAACGGTGTCGGGATTGTGGCTAATGCAGATATGTCTTATTCAGATTTCATTCCTCTTTTATCAAATACAGAATACATCATTACAAATGCAGGCGGTGGCAATATATCATTCTATGATGTAGACAAATTACCTGTTGTCGGCGGAAATTGGGGAATTACAAAATTTACAACAGGGGCAACGGTAAAATACGCTATAATCAGTATTACAACTGCTAATAAAGACACGTGTCAGTTAGAGATTGGCGGCGTTGGAACAGCGTATCAAGCATATAAACAAATGCTAAATGACAGCCAAATACCAACCAATATAGTCAGAACAGCCCAATTAAATGCCGTTACTGCAAATGTAGAAACGGTATATGCCAAAAAAACAGACCTTGTAAGTAAAATAGAGTTGGTGGTAGATAAAAATTTATTCAATAAAAATGCGGCGGTTGATGGTTTTTATTGGAATTTTTCAAACGGTCTTCCGGCAGTATCGGCAACTCTTTGTTACTCTGAAATGATTCCTGTTTTACCAAGCTCTACCTACAATGTTTCTGGAACCCCGCCATCACAAGGCAATATCACGCTTTATGGCGCGGATAAAACAACGGTTATCAGTGGTAGATGGGGAGGTGTTGATAATATTTTAACTACTGCCGAAACAAGATATATAGTGCTTTCTGTATTAATTGCAGACAAAGCGACTATTATGTTTTCTTTGGGGAGTGTTGCATTGGCATTTGAGCCTTACAAGAAAATATTGTCGGACGCATCACTTTCTGACCGAATTGCGACAGTAGCGCAAGTGAAAGGATTTCCGACTAAAAATGCTGTTTTTATGGGTGATTCAATTACTGCCGTTCCTACTTTTTGGACTGCCAACTTATTAAAAAAAGTCAGTTTTAAATCATTTTTAAATTTAGCGAGAAGCGGGGCTACTTGGTCGCACTCTTCAGGAACTGTCTATGACATTACTACTACTGGTGGGTTTATCACGCCTGACAACGTAATTTGGAATCAGGTAAATAAGTTAATTAGTCTGGTAAATAATTCCACGGCTGCCATTCCTGATGTCGTGGTAATTTTATGTGGCACAAATGATATTGACAGAACTTTAGGAACGGTGTCCACTACTTTTACAGACGCATATCCAATTACGGGACAGGCTGCCAACACAATGTTGGATATAGCGAAAGGAATTAGATACTCCTGCGAAACTATATTGGCGAATTATCCAAATTGCCAAATCATATTGACTACACCTATACAGAGAGGAATGGCAGACAACAGCGTGATGTTCGCGATAGGGCAAATCATAAAAGACTGTGGGGCATTGCTTTCTGCATCTGTAATTGATTTAGGCAAAGAAAGTGGAATTTACGGAAAAAAAGAAAGTATTGGCAATACATTATTATATGACGCATTGCACCCCAATGCGTTAGGAAATGAGAAGATAGGTTCAGTTATGGCAAGAAGATTGAAAAATATAATAGAAGTTTAAATGTAGCCAACTACCTATTATTTATATAGTTGAATTTAAATCAAAATTATACAGAAAAGCGATTATCAAATAAAAGTCAATCAATATGACCTACATCAAAGAAACCCTTTGCCGCATCATTCTCTTAGTCGATTCCCGTCCATCATTCACGGATAAACTAAGTTATTTTTTCCAAGTGATCGCCACATTCGCACCAATCGCTTATTTGCTAGACGGCTTAAATTTTTGGTTCAAAACAAACCAACAATTTTCATCCTTCATATTAATTTGTTTAGTAGTCAATATGGTTGTGGGTGCTATTTTCCACAACAAGATGGGAACCTTCAATTGGGTGGAGTTATTCAAAAAAAACGTGTTGATGTGGGTAGTTTTAATTGTTGTTTATGCAATGCTCGAAATGTTGCGATTGACAGCGGGGAACAACTTTGTTGGCGAAAGTTTTAAAATATTAATCCAAGTCGTGACACTTTTATATCCAGTTTCAAAGGTTTTGAAAAACATCTACATCCTTTCAAACAAGCAATTTCCTCCTGCATTTATTATGGACAAAATTTACAACTTCGAGAAAACAGGAGACTTGAATGAATTTTTCGACACCGATAAAAAAGAATAATTATGATATTCATTTCAGCAGGACACAACCCAAAAGGAATCAAGAAAGATCCCGGAGCAATCGGAAACGGATTTCACGAAGCAGACCTTGCCGTGGATTTCAGAAACCGTGTTGTGGCTTTTTTATCAACAATGGAAATCGATGTACTTACAGATAAAGACGACGAACGACTTGGAAGTTATCTCGAAAGAATTAAAACAGGAAATGGATCTGTAGTTCTGGAATTCCATTTCGATGCGGCATCTTCTCCCAGTGCAACCGGAACCACGGTTTTAATCGGAAATGATTCTGATAGATTGGATAAAGCTTTCGCTAAAGAACTTGTCGAAGCCAATTCATCAATCCTTGGCATCAAAAACCGTGGAGTAAAAACCGAAGCCGACAGCCATCGAGGAAGTTTGGGGTTGATGCGTGAGCAAGGAACGGTTGCCTTGTTAGAAATTTGTTTTATTTCAAATGCCGATGATTTACAAAAATATCAAAAAAACAAAATGACATTAGCTTCAAAAATTGCTGAAATTGTAGAACGTTACGAAAAATTAATTTAGATATTATGAAACTACCAAACTTAAAATTGTGGCAAATTATTATTTGTTGGACAATTACGATATTGCTTTGTTCCTGCTCCGCTCGAAAAGCTGAAAAAACCCGTACTTCCGAAACTATAAAGACCGAAATTAAAACCGAGGCGGTCATTGCCAAAACCGAAGACACGAACATCAAGAAAACCGAGAAAACCACAGTTGACGACAAAAACGAAACTACCACAAAAGAAACAGTTTACGAACCAATTGACCCGACAAAACCAGCCATCACCACGGATCCTGACGGAACAAAAACCATTTTAAATAATTCCAAGAAAACAACAAGGGAAACCACACATAAAAACAATACTAAAACCGACAATTTTATTGAAACGGCCATAAAATCAACTTCGGAAGTCTTGGAAAAAATAAAAACAGAATTGAGGCCGAAAAATGGTAGCCAGCCCGAAACCCGGCCAGAGGGTTAAAATCTGGTATAGAAAAGAAAACCGGTATCTGAGATATCATGCCAGCATCGGGACGGTGTTGATATCCGGCAGGGGTAAGCCGCGCAATCACTTAATTGGGATAGGTAGCGGCCATAAGGTTGTCGTGCCGTGCGGGAATCTACAAAGGGTTTAAAAAATACGCTGAAGTTTTCAGATCGGGCAAAACAGAAAAGGGGAGATATGAAAATAAAAGACAAAAACCTTAAAAAGCTGGTTGATGTGGCCGAAAAAGATTGCCCAAATCGGCCATGCTATTGGCCCAGGGAAGATCCTGGGATTTTCAACCTGGGCCAAGGGTATAAATTCAGGTCAAACAATTGGATCTGCGGTAAGCGGGAAATAAAGGGATGCCCGGATGAATATTGTGTCAAAGAATCCGCGCCTGGGGGAGGATAAATAATGGAATCATATTACATAAAGACAACCGTAATTGAGCGGCCCAGGCCACGCCGGATTGTGAAATTCGGCCCGGAGCCAAAGCAGTTTAAGAAGTTTTGTTGCCTTGAACCTGACGTTTCCCATCTCGCTCGGTTTTTAGCGCATACATGGGCTTTAATAGATGATTTTGTTTATAAGAATTGCGATGGTGATGCCCTGATGAAATACCCGGTTATCCAGGGGACCAAAAATCAGCTAAATCTAAGGGCTGTCGGACAACAGCCTTTTGATCAGGCAAAAATCAAGGCGGCGGTCGACAAATTATTAAAACAGTAGCCGGGGACCGGTATAATCAAAGAATCCGCACCGGGGAATTAAAGCACCCGGTTGCGCCGAACCCACCATGCTAGGGAGATTATTAAAATGAAAATTACACTTGAAATGTCACCGGTATGCCCAACATGCAAAAGTAAAATGAGCCACAAAGTAAGAGACCCTGATGGAATAAAATCAACGCTATTAGTTTGTGACTCCAACGATCATTGCATAACCGAGGAGGGATTTAACGCATTGTCTGGACGGCAATATGTCTCAGAAGATGGGTTGTTGCTCACCATTCCGTAACGGTCCGCTTGTGCCACCTATACCACCCGCCCGCCCGGACGCCCAAAAACATTGGGTAGCGAATATGCCACTTGACCCCCCGGCTTTTCATAGCCTCAAGAAACACTTGATCAGCTCTAAGCCGTGTTACAACTGGAAAGCAATCAGTACAATATAAATAATCATGTATTACGGCCTCCCGGTGCGCTCTGTCGCCCCACATATCATAAACAACTGGCAACCTTGGCACACTGGCGAGGTCAGTCAAAAACCCTTCCTGAACGATCACAAGGCTGTTTAAAACCGCTGAAAAATAAACCAGCGGCGTTAAGACTTGAAAAAGATCATTATCCAGCAGTCGGGTATCAAGATCAGAGTGGAATCCGGCTTGGCCTTTTTCTCTGTCCTCGAAAATATAAGATTTCAATTCAGCGTTCACTTCTCAGCCGCCCGTTTCATAGCCTCAACCATCTTTCCCCCCTCATGAGCCTGTTTGCATCTGCGTTTTAATTCGGCCCGGAGTTCGTCTTTTGTCATGCGTCGCGGCTCCTGTTCTTTCCGTTTAAACAACCAGTCGAGGAGTTTCTTCATGATTAACCCCCTTATTTAAGGAGAAGTGGCCCGCCTGGGTGCGCCTGGGCTTACGTCCGGCAATGTTATTCCGGTCATCCAGAAGGCGTGGCGGGCACTTTGATTAACAGTCGATGCACTCAAAAACAAATTTCTTGTCGATGGTTTTGTCTTTCATCTTCAATTGCGACGTTCGCCCGATGACGCACTTAAACCCAGGGGCCGGAGCCGGAACGACCTTGATATCCGTCCCGTAATCGGCTTTGAATTTATGACAGCCGTTACCGTAGGGTGCGGTTCCAACCTGCCGCCATTTGCCACCCCAAAGAAAAGAGACAAACACGACGCCACCCAGCAGCGGTTTCCCTTCTGAATCCGTTGTTTTTGTCTCAACGCAGATATTAACATCCGCTTTGTTGTCGCAACCTTTTGCTGCTTTGTCTTTGATATTAAACATTGGCATAATTCTTGCTCCTTTTCTTGGTTTTCCAGAATATAAGTTAAAAGCTCTGGATTCATTAGTGTTTCAGTTCCGGTATATCCGCCATACTCGCGGCATTGATCATCTCATAGGCCAACCAAACAGATAAGGCCACCACCACCGCGCCCAGGAAAAAGATTAATATGGTCGTCGCCATCTCTTCCGCCGGGGTGTCGTCTGGCCGGATCTGTGTAATTTTGATGTAACATTTCAGCACCCAATCAAACACGGGCTGAATAAAAGCAAATGGGCTTTTCATGGTATCAATCCCCGCATATTGTAATACGATCTGATGTAAAGGATGGGTGTCCAGTTCCCGGCGAGTACGGAAAAGATGGGTAAGGAACGCCCGGATAAGATGGATAACATGGTGATGGAATATCCCAAGGCAATGGTGACTTTTCACCGAAAAGCATTTTTAATTCCTCAAATAATTCTTTTGCCTCTTCAGCCGTTAATTCAATGTCCTTAACTTTGATTTTAATCATTCCTCATCCTTTCGCGTCAAAACCTGCCAGCCGAATTGCACCAGCCCGGAAACGATCACGGCACCAAGAAAAGCCGCAATCTTCCATTGCCGGAATCTGTCTTGCCATGTCTGATGGACGTACCACTTTGGACCGAAATAATTTGTTCTCATTTTTTACCCTCTTTTATGACTTCACAAACCATCTTGACCAGATTTTTCGACCTGTCGCCCACTTGCCGATACCATAGGGACATGATCATGTTTTCTTTCATGCCCTGCCAATCCCGATCTTTAACGGCCTGAATCATCTTTTTAAATTCACGGAATCCATTCGGCCCCAGGTTCAGCCGCATATCAACCAGCACATGCTGAATGTTTTCTGGCAAGATGGCAAACTGGCTGAAAATATCGACCAGATCATCACAACAATCGTCAATATCATTCTGAAGTAGGTCCATTGCCTCTTGGAACGTGATGCCTTTCCCTTCCAGGTTCCTTCCGGCACCAATGGTAAGATATCCCGCAGGGCATTTGTAAGGCTTCAACTGCACGCCCTCATGACGGATTATCTGGTTTGTGAGCTTATCAAGGTTCATTTCATTCTTTCCTGCATGAATTGATCAACTTTACCGACAAACGTGTGAATCTGCTGCAACTGTTCAGATATTTCTTTCCTCGCCTCTTCTCGTTTATTATCCATCACCTTTATTTCCGCCTTGATCTGGTCAATCTTGTTACACATGAGAGGCCTACACGCCGATTGCTGAGCCTCACAATTTACCTTAAGCGATTCAGGCGTTACGGTCTTTGTCAACAACACGCTGTGAACCGTCTCACAGTGTTTTTCCAGTGTCGCCGGAGTTACGAATTTTGAAAGAAGCAGGACATAAACAACCCCTCCACCAAAAGCGCATACCGTAGTCATTGCCGCCAATTCGCCCCATTGTATCCCAAATACTCCACTCGGCATTCTCAAAATCCCCCTTGCTTTTTCGGGGCCGCTTCAATATTCATTCATCAGGCTCCAATCTGCTCAATCAGGTTGTGGCTTAGGCGCGGTCGGTTCTTCGCGGGTTCAGGCCGGGCCGCTTTTTTATTGCCATGTGCAAATAGCATAAGAATGTAAATTTGCATCTGTGAGATAAAATTTGATTTTGAAATTTCCTATCGGTAGCACAGACGATCCGCCCCATGTAACGATTTTATCAAACTCATTTACTGATATTGTGTCACAATCGATTTGTGCATATCCGGTTAAAACTGAATTGTCAGAAGGGTCTAACAATTCGATATCTATTGATCCACTTGCAGCGTTACAGTTTATGGTCATTACATCGTCTGTGGTGATTTCATCCGTGGTTAAAGTCCCATTGCTGGAAATCTGACCAATGCGCCTAAATGGGATTGTGGAATATCCGACAAAATGAGTTTTCCACACGCAGTTATTATGGTCTTCGCCACTGGCTCCATAAAAAATTCTCCAAGTATTGCCAAATCTTATTATGCTGGAAGTTGGTAATACCATCATATCATCCCATTCTAACTCATCACCACGGACAATCCAGTCTGCATCTAACAGGGAGAAATCAAGGCAATCCCTTGATATGTATAGCTCAATTGATGGGAACGGACCGGAGTTTTTACCACAAGCATCTGCGCCAGTACGCACGAACCGGCTTACCTGATGCAGATAAACCCCATGACCCAAATATATGGAGCTGCTGTGGTATTTTTGATTAGTCTCCTCTGTTGATGGTAACACAATGCCATTTGTGTAGCCGCTTACCCAATTGTATGTGCTATCCGGTGCATCGGTTGATGATACTAATGCCGCGACTTGGCGGCGTTGCTGAAGATGCCCGGTGATCCCATATACGATCCATAGCCCATCAGATGCACGTTGTATAACATCGCGCATTTCAAACCAACCAAGGGGAGCATCAGCAGCCGATATCATCTGTTTCAATATGGTAAAATTTGTACCATCTGATGCTTTCATCAGCCAGTTGCGTGATGGAGCAATAGCTTCATGCCACACAGCAATATATCGTTGCGCCTCAATTTGATCTGGATAATAATGAACGGTCTGTCCGAATGCATTTGCCCCTATCAGGTTGTTATTGGTATTCCCTTCATATGTAATAAGCCCGAGGTTTGGCTTAGTCCATGTTTCTATATCCGCAGAAACCATTTTTGCCGGATTTATTACCCCATGATCGTCTTTTGCTGAGTAATATGCAGAGTAGCTGCCATCTGGCTCTTCCAGCATATTCCAATACACAAAAGCATACATTTGATCCCAATTATCTATCTGATCAGCATCTATGATAGGGTTTGTTTCGTTTTTTATTGGTCTGTTTATAGAAAGCGTCACCCCTGTTTTTGATGCAATATGTAATTCATCCAAAAACATCTCGACAAAATTCTCTGTCCTTGCCCTGAGTGAGTTGAACCCAGCACCTTCGCCTATTTTAAACCCAGCACCTTCACCTATTTTCATAATTAATAGACCTCATAAGCACCGTTCAAAAAAGATTCTATATACCCTCTGTTTGTATCACTCAACGCACTATTGAAAACTATATGAGTACAGATGCTTCCATCAAAATAATTAGAACCCAAATTACCATACCCACCAATACTGTAATTATATGATGTGCCTGAATTCGTCGTAGCATTTGATGGAGAAAAAGTTCCAGATTTTACACTTGTATTTTTATATATTAATAAATTAGTATACGCTCCAGTTGCAAACTTGGTTGTATATAAAAATACTTCTCCGTTTGTTATTTGACTTCCAGCGGTATAAAATCCAGTGTTTGCGCTTCCTGATTGATTAGAAATTGCTGCTTTTAAATCACCGCTCGCCGTATCCGCGATGGCAGCAAACCACATTGTATAGCTATTTGGGGAAACGTAATTGCCCCAAACAAAATTGTTTGATGCCACATTATCTGCGGCGCAAATAGTGAATGTTGTAAAACTTGCTGGCTTTCCAAGATTGCTACCTTCTGAAAGGGTGTCGTCTGTGCCATCAAAAACAATTCCGGCAAGCCCATTTTTTATACCAGTTGTCCATACTGGCTGTGCACCGGAGGTTGCTTGTGTTGCATCAAAATCGTTATCTGTTATGTCATACAATTTTGAAACTTTATTTGAACCATCTTTTTTTACTCCGAAGTTCGCATCAAGCCAGACAACCGGGGAAAGACTATTATCCGCAAGTAATTTATATGCGTTATCCACCATTGCAATATTGATAACGGTCCCGCCATCTGCGACTACTCTTGCTTGGTAGGCATAAGTGTCCGTGCGGTACTGGACTGATGTTCCGAATCCTGACGACATGCAGCCAGAGAACAGCCCACCGGCTTCAGCGTTTGTGGCCATTAAAATCAGCAAGAATAAAATAAGTTTTTTCATATACTTCTCCTTATAACCCCGTCCATGTTCCAGTCGCCGTCCAACACTTATAATGCGTTGTGCTTATTGCCACGTAAACAATCGTGTCAGTGGCGGCTCCGCCTAATCGGTAATCCTGGTTCTGGTTAAGATATCCAGATCCATCAGCTTTTCCGAGATAGCAACCCGTCGGACAATTGATAGTGATCTGCGTAGTTACCCCGTTGTTATTGCTAACAGCAAAATTTACTGCTGGACTATCGTCAGGAGTTAATGGGTTTATTGTTGCTGCTGCCCCGACAATAACTATGGCATTGTTTTTAGTTATATTGACTGTTCCGCCATCAGCATCGTAAATAGTTTCCGTGTCATTTTGAGTCGATGACACATTGGTCAAGGCCGACCCATCCACCGCTGGAAGTTTTGCGCTTCCGTCAAGCTGAACAAGGTTATTTGCCGATGTTCCGACAACAAGCCAAGACCCCGCCGACAGATGACTTGACGCTGCGCCATGCACCCAAATGCTGTTTGCAGAAGATGGCTCAGTAGATGGGAAAATCAGATGATATGAGTTTGCCAAAGTTGCAGATGGTCCCTTAAGCCCCGCACCTGTCGTATCTGTGGAATTGTTCGTGTAAAGCGTAAACGATCCAGCTTGACCTGATGTTTTGGCCTGAGACATTCCGCCAGTTCCGACATAAAGCGTGTTGGCTTGGTATTTAAACTCCCCGGTTACTGCGTCAAAGTCACTCGCCCCGGCGATTTGAACATCATATTGCGCCCCTGCCGGTGTTCCTCCGCCGCCTGTCCCGATACCCGCCCACGACCCGCCAGAATTCTTATATTCCATTGTTCCTGAGTTATCTCTAAGCCCATACCCTGTTGAGCCTGCAACTGTGCCGAAATTATAATAAGATGAAGCCGGTACAAGGTTGCTGCCCAGAACAGCCGGGGTAAAGTCCTTATCGGGCCAAGTCATTACCCGCGTTTGTCCTGCCGTTATGCCGGAGCATAAGATTTTAGCCAGCTTGGTTGTGCTTGTTGCATTGTAAAATTGCGCCGCCGAATCATCCAAAGAAAACGAGGATTGCCAGCCGAGAGTCCCTGAACCGTCAATTCCTAAAAGCGTGTTATTCGCACCTTTCGCAAGTGCCGTCGGTGCGCCCGCTGTCCCGCCGATAATCATTTCTCCTGCCGCGTCCATTGGGTTTGTCATTCCGCCGAAGTCAGCATCATCCAGAATATCAAATAACTCTTGCACTGTGTCGTGCGAGGCATCGTTGGAGAAAAGCCCGCCGAAAGCTGATGTGGTGACGCCTACTTCTGGGGCTGTTACTCCTGCGGGTTCGTAACTTCCCGCAGCCTGAACCGTTACGCCGATATCGGCAGGCTTTAGGGATAGCGGGTCGGTTTCAGCCGGTAAAATTGCCGCGTCAACCTTGTCATCGTCTACCGTATCCCCGGCCAAAAGGTCAGGGTCAAATCCAGTAACCGGCGATAAATTAGCGGTTCCGAGCGAACCATCGGCTGTCATTACAAACGTGCCAACCCTTAAACCAAGCGGATAGGTCGGCGTGTAAATAAAAAGAGTTGCCGTCTGCGTCCCGTCCGTCCAATTGATTGAGGCAACATCAATTATAATTTTTGAACTGGCCTTATAAGTTACATAATCAAAACAGGCCGAACATGCCGCGCTGTCCGTATACTCTGTTTCACCGAAATAAAGCCGCACCTTTGTAATGGCTTCCATTTGTGCGCGGGTGAAATATTCTCCCTCCTGCGTGCTTATCTCTGCCAGATACGGAGTGTTAAAATCTTCATCAACCTGCATTGTGGCCGTATCCGGGTCAACAAAGCGAACAGCCGCAAGGGAGACGTTCACGAATGCGGCCATAAAAATAATTACTAAAATTAGTTTTTTCATAATTCAAAGTCCTATTGTTTCGAATCTGATTGCCCCGTCCGGTTGATAAACTATGCCAGTTATTAAAAATTTGTCTGCTGATTCAACGAGTTCTGCCAGCATATTATTAAGGTAGGTATCGGTTACATCAAATGTTATGACATTCCCAACGTCACGGTTAATATTGTTTGTCAGTGTGCCGATAAATTCAACGATAAGCCGGGGGTATTCCAGCCATGTTTTTTTAAAATCCGTCACGGCTTGAGCTTGCACCGACCCAGGCACATAAGATAACGATTCTTCCCCAGGCAACACGCCATAAGCCGATTGAGAGCCGGAGCTTTCAGCCGTTACAAACTCACGACCTATTTCATCCTGATATCCCCACCAATAATGATTATAAAACGCCTTAATTTTATTTATAATATATGATTTGTTAGTATAGTTGCACCAAGCCTGTTTGTCGAAAGTGTCGATAGCTTCAATTGCTGTTGTGGTCGGAGTCGCTGCAAGGTCAAATATCCGTGGCGTACCGTCCAACCCAAAGTAAAAAACCCCCTTGGCCTGTTTTGCAATTCTGGTCAACAGCGCCCGAACGTCCGGTGGCTGCTGTATTACAAGGGCCGCTGTATACGCTGTCGTGAAAGCACATGACGCGCCAACCCCGCACCTGTCTAAAATGTCAATAATTATGTAATCAGCGCGGGTAAGTGCATTCATTCCGACCACATCGGCATAGACTCTATCCCATGAAAAAGATGTCGCCGGTGCTGGGTTCCCATCCCTTGTCGGCGGGTATGCGTTTGATGTTCCGGCCCCGCCCGGCCCTGAGCTTCCATCCTGCGGTGGTTCTGGTGATGGTTCGATAGTGATTGCCGTACACCACGGACATGGAAGGTCGCAGGTTTCAGGCGTGACTGTTTCTGCTTCGGAATAATCAATATCCGCGTGAATCTCATAAATCCGCAGGTGTGCATCCGCCTCGTTTTTCCAAAGAATTTGAAGCCATACTGAACTGTTTGGGTCCACATCGTTCACTACTTCAAACCATATTGGGCAATCCCCGGCGGAGGGGTCAAGGGCAACGTCGTTTGTCGGATTGATATAAAAATTATTATAAACAGTCTCGGTTCCCTGGTCGCCCTGGAAGTGAAACACAACGGCGGAATCAGGATTCGCACAAAATCCGGTATCCATTAAAATATGGTATTTGACCCGCTTCACATTGTCGCCCAATTCGTCATAGGTGGGCATTTTAAACGCCACATACCGCTTCACCGGGTCATACCCATGATCTTCCAAATCGGTGGTGCTGTATCCATCAATTGCGCTGTCGTAGCAGGTCATAGAGTCGCCGTCATACGCATCTGTTGTTGCAGTTGGGGACAATGACCTCGGCTTCATGAATTGGATTTTATCAATGACCTTTTCGAGTTCGCCGGACGTTTCGTTTATCCGGTACGAAATGGAAGAAGAAGGATTGCCAACGCCGCCGATGGTTTTCCCTGGCTGGTCAAACGTAATGCCTATACAAGCCTGATCAGGATAGGACGTGTGGCCTGATGCGTATGTTGTGACGGTAACGCCCAAAGGAGGAGGCGTTCCTATTTTCATGTCGCCCACATACACGTCACCGATTGAATCAATCCCGCCCTCGATTGCGTAAATGTGTTCATCTTTTACTTCCCTGACCTGCGCCCATTGCGCATGTTCCGCAATGGTGGACAGCACACCACGGGCCGCAATGGTAAGCACGTTATCCGTACAATCTGAATATTGAATCCTTTCGCTGTCAATATCCACATATCCAGTGTCAGGGAAAGGCCGTGGCGGGGCTGAAATGAAAATCTCTGTATCTGTTTTCAAGAGTGTTTTCGTAAGCCTGGCAGTTAATCCAACATCAATTCCCATAAATGGCACGCGCTTTGCATTGCCATAAGCGATGGGTAGCATTTTCCCAACGTCTTCAGGGTCAGCGGACGGGAAGGCGGTCAGATCAATAATCGTATGCTCAAATTTTTTCGATAATCCGGCATCTTGAGTAATACATTGGATGGTTACATCCGCGTTGCCTATGTTGGTTAAATCCTCAATTACTCCTTTAAAAATCAATACATTGTTCTGATAAATGATTATTGTTGCAAATATTATGCCTGATATTTTTGAGAACCTCGAAACGCTGTTGATTGTCTCGTTATTGGCAACCGAAAAAGAACACTGTCCTGGGGTTGTCTCAAAGCTG